TGCACCAAATCCGAGTTTGATATCATCAGGTATTCTTACCTCGCCTGAACCGTTAGGATGTATTACTAAATCCCCATCAGTATCAGTCGAAGAAATTTCGTTACCATTTAAAGTTATATTATCAACATTCCATACATCTATTTTTCTTGAATTGTCAAGTATTGCTACAATACCACCATCACTATTTCTTGTATTACTTACACCATTCAACGCACCAGGTGTATGCTCCATCATCGAAGTATAATAGTGTCCTCCCACAGGATTGACGTTTGTACCGTCATCTCCTAAAAACACTCTATCCTTATATTGGTTTGTTCCACCATAGCTACCGATACCAGTAACATATGCCATTTCACCCCAATTCAAACTAGCAGGTTTGGCCGTACCCGATGATCGTTTGATTCTAATTATACTAGCCATTTCAGAAATTTCCTCCGTTGATGTCTAAATTCTGTGCTGCACCTGGCGTTAATTCTAATGTCGCATCAAATTTTTTAGTTACACCATTATAAACTAGAACCATACCGTTTGATAGGGTTCCGACTACATTCACGTCACTTAATTCGGTTAATGATAGAGTTTGGGCACCTGCCAGAGATGAAATCACCTTTGTGGCATTCTGTTGTCCAACTCTGACTTTTATATCTGCCATCTATTGAAAAGCAATTCAGATCTGAAAGTATTTATATTTACTAAGACGTTATCTTTGAAGCAAGCTCATTTAACATAGATTTAAGAGTTTCAATCTCCTTTTTCATGTCATCTAACTCTGCTTGTTTATCAGTATTTTTCCTTCTCATACTGACATAATTCTCATAAGCAATAATATCATTGTTGACGATAGCATTTGTTTTTTCATCTCTAAAGAGATTTTTATGACCTTCTACTGGTATCATGCTTTTTTTATTTTAGTTTTCTTTTTAACTAGAGGTATAGGAAGGTTAAAACCAGTTCCTTTTCTAAACTTGTCTGAACTTTTCTTTATCATATCCAAAGTTCTGACTCTATTTGTAAGAGCATCATCTACTGTTACAGGTATAGTATCATAATTTTTTGGAGATACTTGCTCCATTAATTGCTTGAAGGTTTTCATTATGCTAATGCGATTGCTCTGAAGTCTTTAAGTTTAATTGGTTGTGATTCATTTGTTGAACTCATCACAATCTTAATCGTAAATGCATTGAATTGTTCTAAGTTATCAACTGAGAATTGATATTCTGAAAATTCATTTAATCTATTTGGTGCAACAAAAGCATCTGCTCTACCATCATTAAGACCCAGATCAATTATCTCATCACCAAATCCATCACCATTAGTATCCTTCATATTTACATAACCAGGAAATGGTCTGTATGTTTGTGAAACTTCACTTGAATCTTCACTGAATAGTCGATAGAATACTCTGAAGTCTGCATCAGGTTGAACACTAGCACCAACTAACACCTTAAGAGAAGTTGCAGGTTGAGAAAGATTTACAACAGATGAAACAAATATAGTGCCGTGAGGATCATTTTTTATTTGATTAGTTCTACTATCAGTTGCATAGTTAGTTACTGGTTTGTTGATTTTATTTCTTCCTAAAACAAAAGTTGCATTCTTAGTATCCAAAACAGGTGATAGATTAGGATCTTGTGAAGTCATATCAACTGATAATGTAAGTGATTTTTTCTTAGGTAAATTTTCTAATCTAACATCTTCATTAACTTTTGATGCCACTAATCTTGGTGTTGGGAAGAATGTTGTTTCATTCAATACTGTTGGTTCAAATCCTTGATCTAAGAATGATACTTCAGTACCACCAGAACTTGTTCCAGAAACAGTTCTTACAGTTGTATTTACTTTTGTAGTTCTACCAGGTGTAATACAGTTGAATTGAGGTGACAATGAACTGAACTGATGATTTTGTGAAATCTGTATCTTAGAACCACCAAATGCTTTCTCATTTGTAAATGAAATTTGTTGTACACCTGTTGCTCTTGCAGGATCAGTAAAGGATGTCCTATCCACTTCAATATAGTAACTATCAATATCTACAGGATCAGAAGTAACTGTAAATGTAGTGTTGATACCTACTAATGAAATACCACTTGCTTCATAAGTTTGTATATCAGATCCTTCAGGATGAGGAAATGCATTTGAATTAAATTGTGCTCTTGTTAAAGTAAGTGAACCAGTTCCTAATGTATAACTTACAATCTCTTCTCCAATCAATGCTTCACCTTTATGTGTGGTAATGCCATTAAATGATGCGAATGGAGTTGTATCGGCAATAGAAACAACTGTTGCGTCTGCTGTTATTGCTTGAGTGGTTTGAGTAATTGTTGTATCTGGTTTGACGTTTGTAACACTTACTTTGTTGACACCAGAATGATGTGCATGGTTATATTGAGTTACTTCAAATTTATTTCCAGAATATAATGTTCCATTTTGAGTAGAGTCAACATTAACTAATACGTTAGTAGCAACAGTTCTAGTATTATTACCAGCACCATAATGAACAAGAGTATCATTATTAGTAAACTTCTCACCTTGAACATCTGTTACAAATAAAGTATCAAAAGTTGTATTGATAGCACTAACTGATATTTTAAATCCAGATCCACTTAGAACAAGAGCGTTTGAATTATCAATTGTTAATACTTCACCAACTTGATATCCTGTTCCTAAAGTTAAGTTAGATATACCTGTAACAACTCCGTTAGTTAAACTTACTGAACACTGTGCTCCAGAACCAGTACCTGTTAATGATACTAATGGTATGTTGTTAGCATTTGAAAATGCATAACCTACTCCACCTGTAACAATATCAAATGATGTATTAGTTGCAATTGGTGCACCTTGACCTTCAATTACACCAGTAATACTATTATCATCAGATGCTGCTGCTGCACCAGTACTAATCTTCCTTCCGATTGGGAATACAGCATTAGTTCTTGTTCCAGATCCATCAATTGTTACTGCAAGTTTTCGAGGTAATGAACGAAGTGCATTATCTGAAATTATTTGTGTATTTAAATTACCAGGTACAATTGGTGAATTATAGAATGTAGCGGTTCCAGATGGAACAAATGATGCTTTACGTAATTTAAATGTTAAATCTTGATATTGACTTGCTGTCCAAATTGTACCATTTTGTGATTTGAATAAACTACCACCAATATACTGTTTAGAAACAACAACGTTTTCTACATCAGGAAGATTGGTTGTCTTAACAGTCTTCTGACCCATAGTTGCAACCCACATCTCATACTTATCAGATGCTGGTGATAAGAATACAATTGCATATTCTTTCTTAGGTTCAAGATAAACTGGTGATGAGAATTGTATAGTTGTAGCAACTGAAGCATCATCAGACACATTAATCTGACTTGGATTTAAAGCAAGTTGTGTATAATCCTGAACAAGTAAATTAGTTGGTGTTCCTAACTCAACATGTCTTAGTTCCACAAATAATTTTGCTTGTGGATCTTTAGATGCAAAGTACACATCAAATGATGTAAGGAATGCACCAGTTTCATCTACAGTAAATGATTGTGCCAATGGATCTCTATGTCCAGCATAGAAGAATTCTCTATCAGTTCTATTAGTAGTGTTAACACTTACAGTTACTTCATTCGCTCTCTGTGCTGGTGCGGGTGGATTTCTAACAGCAACATTAAAGTTTTCTTGCGTAATTATTGTTCCTGTTCCTGTAAACGTTCCAGAAGCGTCACTGGCTAGTGCAGTTGAACCTTGTACTGGAATTACACCTTCTGCTGCTGCAGTCACTCTGAAGGTCTTTGTGCCTGATCTGAAGACAACAGGAGGTTCAGGTGTTGCATTTGCATTTCTAAAGAAGAACGCACCAATTAAATCTCCCCAATTGTCTGAGAATAAATCAATACTTGTTACTGAAGCAACTGCTCCACTAGTTTCTCCAACTATTTGTGCACCTTTTACAGCATATCCAAAATACTCTTCTAAAGTACCCAATGCAGTAACATCAATATTTAAAAGTTGAGAAGTTGCTGAATAAGTGGCAGATGGCGATGGTCTACTACGATCATAAGGATCAATAGTATATTCTTCAACTGTTACTGAAGGAGAACCTAATCCAGCAGCGACATCTGGACGAGTACTATCTCCAAATTTGTGATTTGGTTTTTGAATTCTAACATATCCTATCTGCTCCCCATTTAACAATATTTTAGCGTTTTCATAAATTATGAATGAACCAGCAGACATACTGATTTCAACAAGTTTGGGTACAATGTCAGGTGTTCCATTATCAAGATAATGATAATGCTTAGTTAAAGGTTTTAAACCATTTGCATAGAATTGAACATTTCTAGATCTCATATATGGATCTGCTTCTCCCGAAACCTTAATATCTTCAATATAATCATATTCTTTTGCAGCACCTACTAATGTATTAGTGAAATTCCTTTCAGTTCTAGTAGTAGTTGTAATTGTATTATATGTACCGTAATAACCAGTATCTTGGAATCCATTTGTTTCATCAAAATGTTCTACATCAGTTTCTGTTGTTGAAGTTTGAGATACAATATTTGAGGACTCAACCCAAGTATTACCTGTTGACTCAGTTCTTACATTATCGATGTATATTGTTCTTGCCCAATTATCAGATGGTGGATCGAGGAATACAACCCCTGCAAATACAATAACGTTAAATGGGTTTACATTTTCAACTTCTGTTGCTTGTGGTTGGTCTAACCAATCAACTTCGCTGTAATCAAGGGTAATTAAATCACCAGTTTTTTTACAATTAGCATCTAATAGTTTTAGATTTGAATTAAGGTCAGCAGTTGCTAAATCAATTGCAGGATCAAGTGCCAATTCTGCTCTCATTGACCAGAAATCAACTGCACTTATTAATTCACGATGGAATACATCTACATCACATGTTGAACCTTCCTCTGAATCAAAATTGATAAATTTCCTATCTTTAAAATTATTAACAGCAAATCCTGATTTAAATCTGTCTAAACCATCTGCATCTCTAACTTGGAATGATTTTGTATCTAATTCTAGTGCATTTAATGTTGTAGTAGTTTCAAGATTAATGATCCTCTTTTCAAGAGCACCAATATCTCTCATTGTAAATCTGCGATTATCTTTTAGTTTAATAGATGGTTGACCATCTGTATCATAAAGATATGGAGGAAGATCTATTTGTGCGATTTCCATTGAATCACCAAACTCAGTTGGTGGAGATGGTTCTTCTGCAGATTCACCTTTAATTAACTTAACTTCTTCAAATTGATTAATTACAAGTTTATCAATTCTAGGAAGATAAAAACTAAATCCAAGAAGTGAACTTTCATTTGGAGTGATTATGAATGAAGTTTCTGAAGTGAATGATCTATTAGCAAAAGAGAATGGAGAACCAGTTCCTACAGTAAAATCACTTACTCTAGGTCTGAAGTCTAGAATATCACTTGCTCTATTAGGACCGATAGCAGGAATATCTTTTGTATATCTTTCAGAAGTATATGAATTAACAGAGAATAAATCACCAGTAACACCAGATGATACTTCGTATTTGTCAAAAACAACTAATAATTTTTTAGAAGGTATTGCTGATTTGCCTTTTCTAACAATCTTGGAATAATCACAGTATTGACGCTTATGACCCTTATCTAAAGTATAGTTATTTGTTCTATCTACAAAATTACCTGTTGTTACACCTTGTAGGATAGATTGTATCGCTGATTCTTCAAATTTTACTTGCTCACCAACTGTGAATTTATTTGCGTTTAAATATACAAAACTTATTGTATTTGTAGTACGACTTACAACTTGACCCACCGCACGACTTTCTTGTCCAATTATTTTTTCACCTACAATTGCATTTGTATTAAGGTTTAAACCACTAACAAAAGTTAATTTATCTAATACTGGTGTAGATGTATTTTTAGATTCGTAAACTGCAATTACATTAACAACATCTGGTACATTAAGAGATATATCTTCATCCTCAACTCTTAATCCATAATCATTTGATTGTGTTAGATTACTATTTTCAGTTGATATTCCAGTGCTTCTGGTTATTTCTAATTGTTGACTTCTTGCAAATACTTTTGTTTTACTTGTAATTCCAATCTTTTTAAGAGTTACATTTACAGTTGCATTACCACTAGACTTGGATAATCCGCTGAAAACTATATCATTTCCATTGTTTGTTATTGTTACTTGATCTGATGTTAGAGGTTCAGTTGTACCATCAGTATAATGAATTGAATATTTTTCTGCATCAAATGGTTCAAAGAAAGCACTCGTAATACCAACTGTTGCTGCTAATCCAACTTGAGATGATACTGTAATTGAACTGCTAGAAATTGCTTGGTTTAATAGTTGCTTGGAAATAATTAAATTAGAATTAGATGTATTAATTATTGATACATTTTTCTTAGGTAATCTTGAATATAGTCCTGAATCATTTATAGTTGTAATTCTAGGAACTTTAATTCTGAAAGTAGAATTTGTTGAAATACCTGCTGCTAGAATACCACCATTATTAACATCAGTGATACTTTGACCAACTGCAACTAAAGTTAAAGTCTGACCATTAGCAGATATGTTACTTACACGGTTATAAACTGGGTCAGCAGTAATGCCTTTACTATATGCAATAATTGCATCTGTTTTAATACCAACTTTTCCACTAAATCTACGATTTGCAACAGTTGCTGTATTACTACCTGTACCACCAACAACAGATAAACTATCAGTTATTGAAAAGTTTGGTAATATACGATCATATAAAACAGTATCTGCACTAAAATTAGATGATAATGTAGTAACTACTTTTGATTGTTGAACAGATTTGATATCATCAGTTGTATAATTGTTAATTGATAAAATTGAAATTGGAATATTTGATGACTTTTCATTTACAATAAGTTGCTCTCCATCAATAAAAGTACCTGTTGTCTCTGTTAATGAAATTTCGTTAGTATTATTAGTTGTGTCTGCTACAAATCCAATAGCTCCACTATTCAATCCTCTAATTCTAGAACCTGCTGCTGTTTGACCAGTTGCAGTTAATTTTAAAATTGTATATGTCTGAACATCATATAAATGTAAATCAAATTGTGTTGAACCGCCTGTATATGGAGCATCTGATGCACCATAAGAATAAACCCTTGCTTGTCCTATTTTTATTCCTCTACCAGTAGCAGCACCAGCAGTTAATCCTCTTTGATTGTATAAATCTATGGTATTATTATTTGTTCCACCAAGACTAATATAAGGTGATCCGAATACGTTATTGACTTTAAGGTTACTACCCATTTTAAATGGGATAGATGATGCTCCTACTGATTTAACATCTCTTGGTTTTTCAACATCAAGAACAGTTGTTCCTGGTAGATAAACATCAAAACCTCTAACATATGCCTTTCCAGGTGAAAGTTTTACACACATTAAATCTTTTGATGGTGTATTTCCTTGATCTGTTAATTGATTAGATGTATATAAACCTCTTGAACTTACTTCATCATTTAATGAATTTTGAGTATTGACACGGAATGGTTCGACTGCATAGTTACCAGATTCATCAAATGTTCTCTTTGCAAAATATTTTTTAATCTCTGAATATACTGACTTATTCTGTAATTTTTTAGTTTCTCCATTTTTAACTCTGAATAATTCAACAAAGTTAGTATCATTAAAGTCTTGTAATGATTTTTTGGCTAACTTAACTGATATTTTAAATCTATCAGCACCTGGAGCAGCAAAATTAGTAAACCCTTTTGCATTATCATATAGTGTATCATCATCAGTAGCACTAATTACTTCTTCTAGAACTTCAAATCCAACTCTATATGATGGAGTATCACTGTAGGGTTCAAGTATTACGAGTGATGTAGGTACATCTACAAACACTCCTCTCATGAAGTACACACCTTTACTTACACCAAAAGCAGAACCAGTTGCTGATGCATCTTCTGAAACTAAAGTTAAAATAGTATCATTAATGTTTAAAGTAGTATTACCATAAGTTAAATTTTCTTCAAGTATTAAAACTTCTCCATTTGGGAAAGCAAGACTTTCACCATCTGTTCCTGATTGATTGTACTTAACAAATACTGTAATTTCATCAACACCCTCTGTTGGAGGTAATATAAAATTCTTTATAGTTCCAACAATACCAGAATTTTGACCTCTTACTCTTGTTCCTTTACCATTATTATTAGATATAATTTCACTCAAATAAACAGATACATCAATTCCAAGATGTGCAGCATTTACTTTTACAGAAAAATAAGATGCATCATATTCCACACCACCTGGAATGACCATCGAACCTTCTTTGAATATATGCTTACCAAAAGATTCAACTTGATTTTGTAAAATAGACTGTAATCCAGTTAGTTCTCTTGCTTGAACTGGATGACCTGGTCGAAATAAAACCTTGTAGAAATTTTTCGCCTTATCAAAATCATCATAATAAGGATTTATATTTAAGTTTGTCTTTTGTGGCATTGTTAGAATTCGAGTATGATTTTAATGTCTTCTTTTTGACGAGAATTTCTTACGATTTCAGGTCTATTGTCTAAGTAGACAATTTCTCCCGACCCTTTATTTATCTCAGATTCAGATAACCCCGCATTGAAATTGGTTCCCAAATTAATTAATTTGTTTCCAGTTGGGTTTGTAGTAATACCTGAAAAATTGACTGATATAGAACCTGAAAAACTAGAAGTTTTTCCTTCAATATCATTTGCTGTATTTGATGACTCAAATTGATAAATTCTACCTGTAGTAGAAATACCTGTATAATCTGTATGATCATACGATGTTTTATTGAAATGTAATGAACGGTCTCTAAAGTATTTCATTACTTTTGTTTCTTTATCATATGAAGCAATAAATCCAGTTGCTACTTTACCAACATTAGGTGAAATAGTAAGAACTTGACTTATTTCCTCCCCTACTTGAGGAGTTCCACTCACAGTCGAAAATTTAAACGCTTGTAATGATGAATATGTAGTATCAGTATAAACGATACTTGTACCTACTTTAGTTGGATTTTTTACAACTCCAACCTGTGCAAATTTAGTATCGATTGGAAAATCCTTTGTAGAATCATCAAATCGTGCATAAATTATAACTTTATCAGTACCTAATTCAGAATATACGTCTGAACCATGTCCTAATCCAGGCGGAATGATTGGTATGAGTTTAGCT